TGCCGTACGCACCGGAGGAGACGGGCTGGCCTTGGACCGGCACGCCGATGTCATCGTAGTTTCCCATGTCCTATGCTCCCCAAACCCCATCATCCCACAAGCCAGCGTCCCAGACCGCCGTCACTCCGACATAGATCAAGGTGACGTCCTGCACGTACATAGCTCCGTTGTAGCGGTGCTGAATCGAAGTGATCCGCCAGTAGCCGTCGGCCTGCATCCCAGTCGAGTCAACGATTTGGCAGAGCTTACCTGGCGTCCGGCGCGAATCGCCTTGCACCGTAACAGTTACCACCGGGCGCGGTCGCGCGAGGAGCGTGACTAGCGTTGATCCGACCTTCTGTGCTGTGGTCCGATCGTGGACCCAGTCCAACTCCGTCGTCAGCGCTCGCTCCCGGCGCTTGGTGATCGATCCCTGGTCCGTGACTGTGGAATAGCCGTCGTTGGAGACGATGCCGTATCCCAGCGCCCGCAGGAACGGGATCGACGTGCCGTTGTTGGCGAGGTAGAGCGTCGCGCCGTAGTTGTTGGTGAACTTGACCGTGATGGTCTGTGAGTCCCAATCCACAATCCTACCAACGAAACTGCCGGCTGTGATGACTGTCCCGGAGCCATCCGACCGGGTGTTCACAGACATCACATTCTCGTTCTGGATCGCAGTTGCGCCGCTGATCTGGCTGGAGGTCAGCTTCTGGAACTCCGGCGCGGTGCTCCAGCCTTGCGCCGCCCCGTGCGTCTCAGCGGTCTGCTTGTCCAACGCAAACGTCACGTAGCTCGTGCCGATCGGAACCGTTACGCTGGTGTTCATCTCCAGGATGATGGATCGGTTGGTATCCACACGGGTATCCGCGTAAACCACCGTCACCACGTTCCGCGTCCGCGAGGGATCGAGGTTGAGCCCGATCGCTCCGGCGTTGAACTCCGTGTCCAGCACGTTGAGCGTCGTCACCGTCATCTGTGCGGTCTCACCGAAGTAGCTCAGCGGCAGGAACTCCGCGTTGTCAAACTCGTTGACCCGCAACCAACTTAGCGTGGCCTCTGCGAGCGACTGTAGCGTCTGCCAGCCCTGGACCGGCGTGGGCTCCGCAACCACCGCCATCGTCTGCCGGGTGGGCCGGTAGAGCGCGTTCTGTGACGGAGCGGTGAGCGCCGGGTAGAAGCGGCTCCAGTCGTCCGTGAACGGCATGCCAGCTTCCAGCTGGATGTCGGAGATCGGCAGGTGCGACTTCCATGCGAAGTTGGTAACTCCGCCGGAGGCATAGAAGTTCGCCTCACTGGACGGCAAGGTCTCCGAGGCACCGCCGAGCGTTCCGGTGTTCCACTGGAGGTTGTCCCGCCGGAACTTCCCCACGCCGTTGTCGTAGTCCCACATGAAGGAGCAGAAGTGCCAGGCTCCGTCCGTCGGCAAGTCACCGCCGGTCAGCGTGATCGAGGAGCCGATCCAGACGGTGAAGTTGCGGTTGGGGTTGATGACCACCCGGACGTAATTGGTGGCTAGGTTCCCGACGGAGTTGTAAAGCGTGGAGTCAAACAGCAGGTAGTCATCCGGATTGCCGGAGTCCACACAGGTAGGCGTCTGGTCCGCCGCATCGCCCCTGACCCAGAAGCTCAGCCGTCCGGTGCTGCTCTTCTGGCTCAGGAGGTCGGCTATCAAGGCGTCCGGCTGCCCCGGCACCTCAGTAGACCACAGCGGATCGGCCACGCCGTTGAGATAGGTGGTCTGCGCGTTGGTTTGCATGGCGTTCATGGCAGTAACGAACGGTCCAGGCGCATCGTCCGGCGAGCGCCGGTAGTGCCCCGCCCGGCCAGAGATCCACTCGCGGCACTCCGTGTAGCCCGCACTGCCGTCCATCCAGGCGTGGATCGAGCCGTAGCAAGGGGCCCAGTAGCGCGTGTAGATCGATGGTGCAACGCCGATGTACTGCCCGCCCTGCGCGAGGAGGTAGCCGATCAGCCAGTCAGTTTTCAGCCCCTCGCGCCAGCCGTAAACCGTTGGTAGCAAATGCGCATCGTCGAGCAGCATCCGCGTCTTGCAGACGCCGGCAACGCTCGCCGTCCGATCAGGAATGTCGATCCCGAGCATCTGGCCGGTGAAGATCCGGTTGGTCTCAGTCTGGTTACCGTCCGTCGCAATGTTGTTGATAGACATGGCGAGGAAGGCGGTATCGCGCGCAAACCCGTAGATTGGCGACTGTGTGTTGAGCGGACTGAAGTAGCCCACAGCATCCAGCTGCGGCCGGTCCCGGACCTCCATCGTGAAGTGCACCGCGGTCACCAGCTGCGCGACGTTGGCTGTGGTGCCAGAGATCCCGTATGAGCCAGGCGCGGTGCGGAACGGAGAGATGATGTTGGCGATGCTGTGGTTGGTGGCGAGATAGAAGCCGAACAGGCTGTAGCCGGACGGGGCGGACCAAGCTCCAGCCGCGTTGGAAGCGCCGAATGCGGCGATGTTCCATCCACGTCCGGTGATGCTCACATTCCCAGGCGTATGCGTTGCTACCGCAACAGTTCCCTCGTTGAACGGCACCGACTGCCCCGGCGTCACCGGCACCAAGACGCCGTTACTCGGCGTCCGGCCGCAGTTGATCGACTGCATGATCCATGTAGCGTGGCCGGTCTGGTCCATCTTGAAGACTGGCGTCACGACCCCGGAGGTGTAGTGCTTCCGGCCGAACACCCAGGTGCGCTGGAATGTGCCGCTCAGGGTATCCGTTGCGTCACCGATCAGCTTCCAGGCGTACGGCGACTCCGGATCCATCGAGATCTCGGTGAGCTGCCCGGCATTGTTGACGGTGATGGTGATGAAGGTGTAGTCCCAGAACGCCACGTTGGGAGGGAATGAAGTGGTGAAGGAGTTGGCGCTAGCTACGCTGCCCTGTGACCAGTTCCCGTTACCGCCCAACGAGGAGTCCGCCGCAACCGCCGACGGGCGGCCCACGAGATCCATCTGAAACGTGCCGCTCGCATCGTTCCCGGAGGTGAGCGTGACTGGGTCCGGCAGTCCGTCGTCGAAGCTCTGGACCACGACCGCGCCCTGCGGCCCGATCTGTTGCCCTAGTTGGTTTAGCGACTCGGCAGCGGTGTTGACCGCCACCGAGGAGTAGCCCGGCTCCAGCTCATCCCAAGTCGCGACGATGCTAGCCGGATACATCACCAAGCTGCTCGAATTGAGCAGGTCATCCATCGCTGTCATCGCGCAAGCTCCCGCAGAGACATCCGGACTCCGCCACTGCGGAACCGCGCCTCAAACGGTACCGTCTCCGTCAGCCCGATCATCTCCACCGGCCGGATTCCAGTGCCGACTGCCCAGGAGTTGACCACGGTGTCCTGCTCCAACATTGCCTCATCGATGTAGAGCGCTCCGCCCACGGCCATGGTGGTGCCGTCCAGCCTCCAGCGCGGCTCCACGTACACCGCTCCGGCAGGCGCAGTCGCGAGGACGCTGAGCTGTGTCCAGGTGGTGATAGCCGTTGAGGTGCCTGCCGATTCGCTCAGCTGCGCCCCGGCCTTATCCAGCCAACCGAGTCGCATCGAGACCGTGGCGTTGGTCTCGATCGTTCCGTCCACCGTCACCCAGGAGCTAAATGCGTACGGCAGCCCGGCGACTACCGGATGCCCATACCAGTTGCGGAATTGCGGCGTGACGGAGAGCACCGCCACCGCGTCCGGCGTGCTGTTGAAGATCCAGCGGAGCGAGGCGTAGCCGGAGGCGCGGTGCACGAAGCTGGAGGTGACGTTCTGCCCCAGCGATCCCTGCCCCGCGCCGGAGGTCGGAAAGAAGAACTCCGGGTTGGGCAGCGAGGTGACGCCGGTCGGTGCAGAAGCGTTGGCCGGCAACAGGTTTGGCGCGCTGGGATCGATCAGCACGAACGGTCCGGGACCGTTGGCGCCCACGCGATACATCGCCAACATGTTGTAGGTATCGATGTGCATCGCATCCCAGTTGATGTCGTACGGCCGGGAGCCGACGGCCAACGAGGAAATCTGGTGGAGACCGGATCCCGTGAGGAAGTCGAATGTCTGTCGCTCATACGGCTTGTCGATACCGCCCACCGGCCACGGGAGCGTCTGGAGTTGCTTCCCCGGCTGCCCGAAGTACAGATTGGGCACCTGCCGCATCGACCGCATTGCTACCTCCGTCCAGATCCGGCGAAGCTCAGCTGCCGGCTGCCCTCATCAGCAGACTTCGCAACAACTGTCGGGTTGCCGGTGATGGCATCGATCGTCAGCTCAGCGAGAGTCTGGTTACCGATCTGAATGTTATACGGTCCGAACTGCCGCCCCGAGGTCGTGTTCTGCGCCACACGCGAGGCGTTACTAGCCGCTGCCTGCACCGCTTGTGCGGCAGCCGATCCGGTCTGCGACGGCAGCGCTGCAGTGGGTGCGACGACCGTGTTAGCGAGCATCTGTGCGGCGCGCGTCGCGGCAGAGAGGCTGCCCTCAATACCTGCGATCAGGCCCTCCACAATGAACTTGCCAGAGGTCTTGAAGACGCGCGACGGGGAGAAGATCGATAGCGCATCGTTGAACGCCTGCTTGACGCGATTCGCCAAGCCCCGCACCAGATCCAGCACTCGGCCGATACCTCGGTTGATGCCGCTGATCAGACCGTTGATGATGTTGATGCCGGAGTTCAGCAGCAGGTTGCCAAGGTTCCCCAGGGCCGACTTGATCCTGCCCGGCAAGTTCCGCGCCGCGCTAACGGCGGTGGCGACGCCGGAGTTGAAGCGGCTCACCAAACCATTCCACGCGCTAGCCGCGAGGTTCCGCAGTAGCGTGACCATATTCACCATGGCGTTGTAGGCGCGCCGTGGGAAGTCCTTGAGGAAGTTGATCGTTGAGATGACACCGTTGACGACGCGCGTCCGGATGCCATCCCACACCGCCTGCATCCAGTTCCACAGGATCGGACCGAGCGTCACGACGGCGTGCAGGATGTCGCCGGGGAGCTTGGTGAAGATGCCAACGACCAGACCGGCTCCGAAGCCAATCGCAGTCGCAATTCCCTTGAGGGCATTGGTGAATAGCGTCGCCAGCATGCCCGGCAGCGCGGTCAGGAAGCCCAGCAGTCGGCCCGGCAGCGCCTGGAACCAATCGAGGATTGCCTTTCCAGCCGTCACCACGGCGTTGTAGGCTGTAGAGATTGCGTTGCCAAGCCCCTGCGCCAGCATGGAGACGAACTTGCCGACCCAGACGATTGCGGACTCAACAGCCCCGACTAGTTGCAGGAGCCAGACCACGACCTGGAGCCCGATCGTCTGGACTCGCAACAGAATCGGGTAGAACTTGACGAACGCATCGATCAACGGTGGCAGGAGCTTCGCCAGCACCGGCAGGATCTTCACCAGCTGCGCGACCGCTAGCTCAGCGAACTGGATGAACAGCGGCAGGATCTGCTTGATCGCATCCAGCAGCTGCGGCATCACCTTCACCAGCTCTTGCGCGATCACCTGCGCCAGCTGGACGATCACCGGGATCAGCGGCGCAAATGCCTCGGCCAGCTGGGCTCCGGCCTCGGCGGCAAGCGGCAGCCCCTGCGCCATGGCATCGACGACCGGCATCAGCGCGACGAACGCTTGCGTCAAGCCATCCGCGATCACCTTGATCAGCGGGCCAAGCTCCGCGATCAGTCCGCTCACGGCGTTGGTGAGTACGCCAGCCAGTAGGGCCACTAGCTGTGCGATAGGAGCGATAAGCGGCGAGACTGCTACAAGGAGGTCAGCGAACACCTTCAGCAGCGGAGCGATGGCAGGAGCCAGCCGGTTGACCGCGTCCAGCAGCACCGGCCCGATCACACCACCGATCTCCGCGAGCGCCGGACCCAGGCCGGCAGCCAGGACCTTGACGACGGTGGTGAGGACCGGCCCCAGCTGGCCGGCAACCGCCAGGATGCCGGAGAACAACGACCGGATTGCTTCGGATCCCTCAGCGCTGTTGAGGAATGCGGCGAATTGGCCGGTGATGTCCTTGATAACGTTGAGGAGTCCGCCGCCGGTCTCCTGCGCCGCGCTGATGACGCTGAAGAGGATCGAGCCAACGTTCTTGACGATGCCGCCGAGCGTCTTCAGCGTATCGATCGCAGTGTTGATCCACTCCTGAAGCTGACCGCTCTGGGCGATCTGCGAGAGCCAGTTGCCGAATTTCGTTGCTACGGTGCCGATTGCCTCGGAGAGACGCACCATCAGCGGCAGCCCGACGCCACCCACGTCCCGGAGTCCCTTGAGGACCGGGATGATGGAGGGCAGCACCTCAGAGAAGGCAGCGCGGGTTGCGGCGATTGCGTTGCGTACGAACATAATCGAGTCCGCGCTCAGCGCGAAGTTGGAGATTCGGCGTACCGCCTCGCCGAAGTCACCGGCCAGCCCCAGCACCACCGGCCGGAGGACGGCCAGCGCCTTCATCATCCTCGGCACCTGTCCGGCGAGGAAGCTGGACTGGAAGAACGCCTGCTGGATCTCCTGCTGGAAGGTCTTGAGCGCCGGAGCGGCATTGTGGAGCTGTGTGACGAAGTCGCGCGCTGCTGGCGCCAACCCTTCTAGCGCCTGCTGGAACTTCTCCGGATGCTTGGTGTCAAAGGCAGCCTTGACCGCGTCGCCCACGCCCTGGAAGGCTGCGTGGAGGATCCCCAGCACGGCGAGCATGCTTGTGAAGGCACCGGGTAGCGCGGCAGCGAGCGAAGCAATGGAGGCGAGCGCCGGGAGCATGCCGAGGATCTGGATCCCCAGTGCAGCGGCTTGTGTTGCGGCGACACCAAATGCAGTCGCGATGCCGGCAATCTTTGCTCCGGCCCCAATGCTGCTGAGCGTCTTGCCCAGCTTCTTCAGAGAGCTATCGCCCTCCTTGGCCTTCCGCTGGAGCTTGTCAATGTCATCCTCGGCACGGCCGACAGCCTTGTCACTGTCGTAGTCCAGCACAATATGTCCACGTGCTGTACCCAGGTCAACGGACACGGCTGCCGGCCTCCTTCGCTACCGATACTGCCGAGTGGAGGGAATCCAACGGCGTATCACAGTCTGCGCCTTACGCTCCGCCTCGGCCGGTGTTTTGGCATCGGTACCTGCTGCTTGGAGCGCCGACTCGAAAGCGGATCCCCATCGCACCACGGCCGCGTCAACCGCGTACCCCTCAAGCCCTTGCAGACCAACAAGTTCGGAGTACGGCTTCTTCAACGCTTGGCTCATGGTCCAGGCCCTGACCAAGTTATCCGGCGTTACGAAAGTTGTCCAGGCCCTTGACCTTCTCCAGGGCCTTATTGAGGATGGCCACGCGGTCCATGAGGTCGATGTCGCTGATGTGGATCGCATCCTCCGGCGCGTCAGGGTCGTCATCCTCGAACACGCGCGGCTCCGCCACGGCGAGGCGAACGACCTTGTTGACGAGATTGAGGAGCGTGGCCATGTCATCACGCGACGGCATCTTCTGCTTCTCCGGCGGCAGGCCCTGCGCCAGGTTCACCAGCTCCTGCGCCAGACCGTCCAGCCGGGT